ACGCAAGCTAAACCTATAACTACACTATGTTCCGTAAATGATTTATTAAATCTATGGCCGGTAAAACCGGTAGTACCATAACCACTTAAATTACCTTGTGGTGTTGTTGTATCAGTACTACTTGTTTGTGCTACAGGATTAATATTAATCCTGTCTTTTCCGCCACCGAGATACTCGGGGCGTTGTAATCTAGCATCTGGGCTAGTTACTCCGAAGTGTGATTGTATAACTTCGGTATATCTTGTTCCACCCCTAGCGTCTTTCTCATACAATCTTTGTATTTGAAATGCTTCTCTTAATTGATTTATAGTAGCTGCTGTAGCTGTACTTAAATCAGCATATAAATTATTAGCTGATCCAGCAGGAATTGTATCATCAGCAGATCCCCAGGTTGAACCATAATAAAACTTATATTCACCTGTACCTACTCTATAATTAACTACATATTGATTATCTGGATCAGTACTTCCAGCAAAATTGTCATATTTAACTTCTGCTATTGAACCTAAAGGTAAAGATACTGCTTCACCTTTTTGTGGCCATGGTAATGCACTTGTAAAATAATCATGTCTTTTACCACGTTTAAGCAGAGTATAATTAGTTGCTGTATCTGGCCCATCTCCTTTATCTACAGTTACACTGTTTTGTAAATTTTGGTCTCTAAACCATTCATTATAAATTAAATTATATGCTCTACCGCATAAATTATTAAATGATAAACTAAGATCAGTTGGTACACCAAAATAATCATATAATGTACTGTTTGTTACTGTTGTTGTTGTTTGTGGTACCAAATAATCAGTACTATCGCCTGGATTATCTTGTTCTCCACAAAACTTTTCCCAATTGTTCCATATAAGTCTATATGGAACTGCAAAGAAAAATGTTTCTATGTATAAATTATCCATAAATGGATTAATTGGTGTTGCTAATCGTCCAAATCCGTTAGCGTCCATGGTAAACGTATCGCCGGGAAGTGCTTCATCATAAAATATTGGCACTAAATATCCGGCATCAAAAGTTGTTTTTAACCCATGATCTCGGTTAAATACTGATCTTTGTATGTCAACTTTTGGTACTCTACTAAAATCCTTAGTTAAAGTACTTGGTAATGTTCCCATGGGCCCAAACATGTTTTTATTCCTTTGCTTCTTGTAATGTTAATAGCTCAATAATAACTTCTGGAGGGTTGTCTGCGGTAGGGATTCCACCGATTTCGTCCCAACTTCCTATTCGCATTAACGTGAAATCTTCTGGAAATTTGCTGAATGGTGCATTTGGATTGTTTAATAAATCCATACATTGTCGTGTTGCTGTGCCATCTGTAAGTTCCACGAATGGCTGCATATATGTTCCAGATTTTTTGTCGTAAATTGAATATAAGTTCTTGTCCATAATTTTGTCCTCGTTTAATTGTTTTCATTATGTAAAAGTTACATAATATATATTACGAGTCAAATTATTTTTATATATCTCTTATAAGTCTTTGTAATTGTGTAATTTTTACTTGTTCTTCTACAAATAACCGATCCATTCTTTCATCATATTCGGCATACACTTCTGGTGCTTTTTCTTTTCGTTTGTTTTTTATTTCTTCTTTTTCTTCTTCCGATAATAAATTATCGTAATACCTAGGAGGTCTTATTTTTTTTCCATTTATTACACAATAATCATTTGGGTATACATCAGTTTTATATTTTTGAAACCAGTCATAACCTATTCCCGGTTTTCGACTCATTGTGCAGTATTCTGGTTCTATCACCTCCCCTGTTAGGGGATTATGATAATGCGTTTCCGCATTTTTTCCTTTTTGTTTTTTCATAATGTAGCGAGCTACATATGCACAACTTGTAAAAGTTACTTCTCCTATCACAACATGGCCATATGGCCATAGTTTTTCTAATTCTTCGCTTCTATAATATTTTTGTTTGTTTCTTGTTTGCCATAATTTTCTATCTGAAAATTCGTATCCAAATATTAAAGCATGATAATGAGGTCTTTTATTTTGTTCACCGTATTCTCCACAGTGAAAAAATCTTATTTTTTTGTGCTTCTTTCTCAATCTTTTCATAAAGAGTTGAAAATCACGCACATCTACAGAAGCAGGGTTGCTTCTTTTATCTAATTGTTCTTGATTAAATGTTAATGTTATAAAACATGATTTTTCGTGCATTTGATTTTCATGCACTAATCTAACAGCCCATTGTCTGCTATATTCTAATCTACAACCTACACATTGCCCACATGGTAAATTAAACCCTTTCGCAAATGGAAAGGGCTTATTAAATGTTATTTTACCTTCATTTCTGAAGGCAAGTAGTGGGTGGTAGCATGCCATTGCATACTTAGATTCTGTATCCACCACGCATTGGCTTAACGTGGTTTTTTCTATTTACTTTCATTGCAGTTTTTGCAAACTGTCTTTTTGATTTCTTTCTTGACATTTTCTTTCTGTACATGTCTTTTCTCCTTTTTTTAGGGTAGGGGTGTCACTCCACACAGTTAACATCAAGTAGGTAACTGTGTGGGCTCTTTCTGAGCTTCTTGAGCTGTTGATGGCTCACCAGCTTCAGAAAGAGCTTTTTTGTTACTATCGAGGACGTTAGTAACTTCTGGGGTTTCTATAAAACCCATTGTTTTTAATTCTTCTTTGTTGTCAGGATTTGACACAAATTCATAAAATTTGCCGGGATCGTTATCAAATTTTTTACGAATATCTGACGGTATCGTCATAAATTCGTCTTGAGCATCTCGAACTAAGTCTAGTGCTTCTCGATAATCTGCTACTTCCGAAAAATCTCCGTAGCGGGCTTGGCCACGCTGTACGTGTTCGATTATGCCATTTCTATCGTGTCTTTTTATTATATTAATGACATCACATTCTTCTTTAAAATGTTGTTGTGTTAAGCTTTCTCCGCTTGTTTTAAATACATATTTTTTATGCGGTTCGTAAGCTGTTCTAAAAGTTTGTGTAATTGTTGTTTCAACTTTTGATTTTTTATTTGATGTCATAATATTTTGTCCCCGAATTAAAATTAGGTAATCTAATACCGATACCTAATTTCTTTTTTAAATTTTGATATCCACGCTTTGATTGCTGATATTTTCCTAATTTTTTTGAAAGTAAGCTTCCTTTAAAAAACCTTATTATATCTTTACTAAATTGCTTTGCTGAAAAACCTTCTTCTGTGGCAGCGTTTTTTAAATCTTCGTAAATTTCGCTACCGGCTAAATTACCAACTCTATTAGTTGCTTGAATTGGAGCGGTATAACCTTCTGGCAATTCACCTCTAAAAAACATATCGTTATATTTTGCTGCTCTTGCATCATATTTAGTTTTTTCAGCTTGATTAAATTGCATCATTGCTGATGTAGCATTAGTAGCTACATTTTCTGGATTATAAGTACTTCCAGTAGGTGTACTTGCTCCACCAAATTTTCCAGCTAAAATTGGATTAAGGCCGGCTTTTTTCATGTCTGCCATACCTCTTTGATAAGAGGTGTCCGACATATCTCTTTGAAAAGCCATTTGTCTTGCGGAAGCTGCTTTTGCAGCTTTATTCCGCATCATTGTGCCTACAATACTGGCTCCAGCTGCTAATAAACTCATTAGAAATGATCTATCAGACCTGGAACGCCATATGTCGGCATTGGTCTTGCACATTTAAGTTTAAAATACATATCCAAAATTAAATTTGGATAGTTTTGTACTGCTGTTACTCTATCTACTGGCGGATTTTCTTCTATAAAACTTGCATTTAAAGCTGGCAAGCTTCCAAAATCCTGAGCCAAATGCCATGTATCCAAACTTTGTGCAAAGTTTGAACGCATTTGACCAGTAACGTTACTTGGTTTATATCTATATTCTGCATATCTTTCTTGATATCCAAATACATCATCATCTGCTGTTGTTCCTTGTGCATAAATTTCTTTATTTAGCACAGCTTGTTCACCAAGATGGGCTAGGGCAGGCCAATAGAAGTCCCATCTTGTTTGACGACTAAAATGTCTGGCTAATCCTTGCTGATATGTTAAATCAGCAAATACGCAAGCTAAACCTATAACTACACTATGTTCCGTAAATGATTTATTAAATCTATGGCCGGTAAAACCGGTAGTACCATAACCACTTAAA